ATTTTCAGATATTCGGTTTTTTAGTAGTCCATTCATTACTGAAAAAATCTGAATATCTAAAAGGTCCTCAATGATAGCGCGCCTGTCAGTTAACTTCAATTGCATGAATGGAGTAAACGAAGCAGAACCAAGAACAACAATTTGAGTAAAGGATTTGTAATTTAACTTGAGGATTGTATTCTCTAGATATTCTTGTTGATCCGCAATCTTCGCATCTTGGTTCAACCGTTTGCCGTCTACATAGATTTCAAAAATATTCTTCTTAATCCCTCTTCGTATTTTGTAATCTTTGCTTCCGATTGTAAATTCGATTTCGGCAATAGTTCCACCATCGTTGACGGAGTTCACCAACTGGGGTTTATTTACTCTTCTGAATGGTTTCCCAAACAAAGCAAATGTGAGAGCATCTAATATTGTTGATTTACCAGACCCATTTTCACCAATAATCAATGTTGATGGATTTTTGTCTAGTTGTATTTCTGTAAATTGATTTCCGGTACTCAGTAGATTTTTCCACCGAATATTATTAAAATGTATCAAAGTATGGGCTTCGTCTGGATTGTTTTATATTCAGGTAAGTATTCAACTCCCTGTTTTTCTCTTAAAAGTATATTAAAGGATATAGAAACTCTATGATCTTCAGATTCATTTCTTGTAACACGATGGATTAACCAAGTAGGAAATATCAAAAACCAGTCATTTTTAGGAATATACTCCCTGAAAATATCAAACATCCCCTCATGAAATGGAGATGTTGAAAATAGAAAAACTAATTTACCAGCTCCTTTTGGAACTTTTAAATAAAATAAGCCAGACAACCAATCTTCATTTTTACGAACAGCTTCAATATCAAAATGTGCGTGATCTTGTGTACTCATATTTTTTTCATGAAGATGTGACCAATATTCAATTTTTTGTACTTCTTTACCTGAAACCAAACTTTCTACACCAGTTTTGATATTATCGAATATAAACTTAAGGCCATCAGACATTGCAAAAGGAGTATCTTCATGACTATCTTTGGGATTATTTTCTATACCCAATAAAATATCTTTATAAATTTTTTCACGATGTTGTTCAGAAAGATCAAGAATTTTATCTTCAAATATGGATATATTAACTATGTTCAATTCTTTCATAATCCCTTGCTACTTATTCCTCATTTAAAAGTTGGGGTTTTGTCTGATGTTCGTATCTATATTCTAAATTTTTTAAACTGTCCTTTAAAGCAATACCACACATTTTATTCAATGTAATATCTCTTTCGTGTGCCTGTAATGATAATCTTAGAATTACATCATCGGGAAGTTCTACAGTTACCACTGCTTCTGATTTTTCATCTCCTATGTTAACACTCGCAAATGCATTCCTATCTCTTTCCCTTTCAATTTCATCTAAATCATAATTGGACATTTTTCCTTCCTTTCTTTTTTGTAGTCTTTGTGCATAAGTTTCCATCATATTCTTCTTCATTTTCAATAAAATCTTCCTGCATCTTTCCCAAATAAAGATATTCGATTTTTAATAAATTCATCATTGTCTACATCTCTTGGTCTTTCTAATGGATACGTACCTGTATCCAAACCTCCTATAAAAAACACTAATGTTAATCTATCATCTTTTCCAACATCGTTATAATAACTATTTGCACGATGAAATTCATTTGTATCATACATTATCATGCGATTATAAATGTTTGCAAATCTAGTCTTTTCAATAAATAGGTTTTCGTGTTCTTTATATTTTTTTGTGAAATACTCCTCATCAAAATCTTCTTCGTTATCTGGTACACCGTAAAGACCGCTCTTATTTTTGTGTAACATGACTCTTGGCCAAGATATCGGGTCGGGCCGATAATTTTCATCGTTTTCTTTTTTCAATTTAAATAACGATGTGCCTGAACCTGGATCAATGTCTGGTGTGAGATAAATCAATCCCGCAAGTTCAAAATCGTGTGCAGAATCAAAATGTATCCATCCCTTGTTTCTCACATCATTTTTGTTTTTATAATATGACGGAATTTCTTGAAAAGACATATTTACTCGTTTCCAAGCAACATTTTGATAAGTCAAATCATAATAACAACTCATTATCTTTAACAGTATTGCAGTTGTTAAATCATTGTCTATTTTCCAAAGTAACTCTGTACGTTTACCGGGCCAGTTTCCTTCTGGATCGGGTTCCATTGTCAACCTTTTTGCATAATTCACAATTATGTCAGGATCATCAAAAAAATTATCAACAGAAACAGGAAAATATTTCACAATTTCGTTATACTTTGATTTAGGAGCAATATAACTTCCTCCACTCGACTCCATTTCTTTCTCCTTTATACTGTTTCTACGGTAAGCGCTTCATTATATAATGATCTCATTAATCCATCTAATTCTACTTTATTTTCCACATTTAAAGATTCTACATATCCACCTAAAATGGTAAGGGTGTCCTCAGCTTGGTCAATAATATCATCGTCATTGATATCGAAATCAGAAAAATTTTCAACTACAACCAAATCAGCAACATTAACTTCTTCTAATTTATCTAGCACAGTATCAAACCAAAATGGATTGGTTTTCTTTTCCACTACGACCTTGACATAAGTTCCTTCATATTCACTATAATCTTTTTCTGTTAATGATTCAAATGTTTCTTCGGAATCATCATAAAAGATTTTGTGAAACATTCTGTACGGATTCATAATAAAGTTTAATTGGCGCTTATCTGTATCAAAAATATGAAATCCTCTAGGGTCATTATAATCACTCCATGTGATTTCATATGGATTACCAAGATAAAAGACTGTTCCATTATTTGACCTATGATGAAAATGTCCACTCATTACCATATCAAATTTATCAAAAATGTGTGACTCTAATCCTTCGTTATTCCATGATCCAATATGTTGTTCAAATCCGCTGACTTGAAGATGTCCCATAAGAATCTGACATTGTGTATTTTGAATCATCCTCATACACTCATCATAATTATCTTCACATACCCAAGGCATCATTACAATGCCGAGTCCATCGAAATCTACTTCTTTTGGACTTGAATACATCCAGGGTTCTATTTTTCCCTCTGCGGTTGTAAATATTTCTTCAATGGAATTTAGTTCGTTAGTATTTTTATGGAAAGTATCGTGATTACCGATAATAATATGCGTATCAATTCCCATTTTCCACAAACGTTCAATAAAATTCGTCCGTAGATCATTTAATATCTTAAAGTTAATATATTTTCTGCGGTCTACTACATCGCCCAAATGGATGCATGTCTTAATATTATGTTTTTCTAAATAAGGAAAAAATATATTATCATAAAATTTTCTAAAGGATTTAAGAAAAGTGGGCGAATCTCCACGTGCTCCCCAGTGGGTATCTGTGATTAGTGCTATTTTCATGCAGCAACACCCATGAAAAGTTCCAGAGTAGTTGGTTCTACTTTCTTTTTTACCGCAGCTTTCTTTTTCTTGGTTTCTTCGAAATTATGTACAAATTCATCTACCACTACTCTAAAATCTGAATTCTTAAAATCAGTTGTTGTTTTAAAATCTTCATCATAATTCATGTATTCTACATATTCTGGACTAATCTCATAATTCTGCATACTCTTATATTTTATATACAATTGTTTCTTCTCTTTTTGAATTCTTCTAATAAAAGCATAGTAAATTATTTGAGTAAAATATGCAAATGGATCAGATGACTTATCTGGATTAAAATTGTGAATATAATGTAAACAATTTTCTATTCCATCAGAAATCATATCATTTTTGAAAGCATAATTTATGAAGTTGGGGCGAAAGGATAACCGCTGAGCTATTTTTAAAAATACAGATCCCAAATATTCTGAAATAATAGGTAGTTCTTCATCATTACTTTTTGATATATGATACTGCCTTTTATATTCAATCATTTCTTCCAAAAACAATGCATTATCCACATAATGAGCTTTTGCTACCTTTTTTCGTTTTGCCATGATAATTCTCTTTGAGTTATTAATATAATACTATTATTATATCACATAATACCCATTTGTCAAGGTGTCTTGACATTTGAAAAAAGTGTGTTATAATGAGGTGTGGAACCGAAAAGTAAAAGTATATGATTCTAGTTCATTAAACCACTAGGATTAAAATCAGATAATATTTTAGACATCTTATTCATATCTTCTTCCATTGATTCTGTATTAGATTCTTTTACTGTATTCAGGTAAAATTTCTTATATTCCTTCCCTAAATCTGAAACAGACATTATACATCTTGCTGCCAATGGTACGTGTGTAACATCTGTAAATGGCAACCATTTAAGTAATGCTACATGAGTAGACTTTTGTTCTTCATCATACTTAACCAATACTTTCATTGGCCAATGTAATTCTAAATATCCACTATTTTTAGATTTATCAGAAATTAATACTTTTGAAAATAGAATTTCTCCATTATCTAATCTTATTACTTTTAAGTCTTGTTCATCGAGTTCTACTGACATTTATTCCTTGAGTGCAACGTGATAAATTTTATATGGAAAACTTTCTTCATCATATATTTTAACTCTTCCCTCGTAATGTTGAAAGGTATAGTTTTTCCTACTTCTCCAACATAAATCATCACTAATATCGTATAATATAGTTTCTTTTTTTGTTTCAGATAATCTTAATCCTCTGCCTATCGACTGAAGATTTCTAATGCGACTCTTAGAAGGAGAAGCAAAAACAATGTTATGAAG